ATCCGCCAGCCAAAGGAGTCCAAAGGCTTTGTGCTTTTAGAAATGCTACAAGATTATTTATTCCTATTTGTTGCTGTAATCTGGTTACTCCAGCAGAAGCGATATAATTAGACGCATCTGGGTCTGGGGCTGTTCCGAGTGCTGTGGCAAGAGGCGATCTAAAGATAGGCATCGCCTACTCCTAACTAACTTGGCAAACGCGAGCCGTGCCAGCCGTTGCGAATACAGCCGAGTGAGTGATAGTGGTCTGATGATTTGGCACCTCGTAATAATCCCCCGCAGATAGACGAACTTGATAGGCGATAGTGGTGCAAGTTGCCCCTGCACAAATATGAAGGTTGCCCGCCCCCTCGTTAAAAATTGTCAGCACTTCCCTTGTCGCATTAAAATTAGCCAGCACGGTAGAGGCGGTGGTGCTGGTAAAGTCCGACGTAGTTACTGCCGTGCCTTGCAAAGCAAAGGTGTTAGCGGTGACTGCTCCAGAGACAGAAAATGGGACAATGTCTCCGCCTGTAGTAAGTTGATTTTTTACTGGAAGGCCAGAGATTTGACTGACTTCCTGCCAGTAATCTAGTGCCCCACCTGCAACTCTTGCGTATATAATAGGAACTCCAAAAGTGTCCGTAAACTCCCCATCTTGAACTAGCCTATTTAAGTTTGTATTACTAGCGGTTACAGTTCCAATCTGTGCCGTCCCTGCTCCTATTGTTACCGTCCCACCCCCAATCGTCACCACGCCGATGCGGTTTGTGCCAGCGGGGAGGGCAGAGCCGATGGTGACTGTGCCAGAGATGGGGACACCAGCAGAAAAATTTATATTTGTGCCATTTGCATCAAGAACCTTTACAACAACTGCCCTCCCATCTGATACCCCCTCATCCCAATGCACAAGAGGAATTGGGTGTTGGTTTCCAGAGCTAATATCAAGACCAGTTGCCGTCACCGTGCCAGAGATGGGGAGGGGGTTCGAGGCGTTAAGCGTCCCAGAATCGTTTGTGATTTGTACTGGAACAATTAAATCATTTTCTGCATTTGCCCTTGTATTTGCATAATTATCTACTGGAATTGGCTCTTGAAAAAAGTTTGTTTGATTTTGACCAAACACATTCGCCGTCACCGTCCCACTAATCGCAGGAAGCGAGCCGATGGTGACCGTGCCAGAGATGGGTAGTGGTGTGGCCTCATTAACAATCCTAAATCCTGAACCAGCATCAAAATAACCAAGCTGAACTCCGTTTGGTGGCTCATCGCCGCCTGCATCCGATGCAATAACACCCGTAAATGCATCGACATCAAATTTTGATACCGTCACCGTGCCAGCAATCGTCTGGGTAGATGGCAAGTTGGAGATTGAAACAACGCTTCCGCTTACTGCACCACGCATATCTGTAATTGCTTGCGTACCAAGGCTAACAACCGTGTGGGCGGTGATATGTTGCCCACTAGATAGAATGGTTGAGAGTGTTGTTGCCGACTGGTTGCCGTCTAAAATTGAAAGTGCCATATAGCCTTACCCCTTGTTAAATGACTGCCACATACATCGAGTTTCTTTGCTCGCTGAAATCCAAGAATCGCAAGCCATCGTCTAGTTCTGATGGGGTGCAGATAAGGCTAATCTTCAATCCCCTTTGCCAAGCCCTTTTAGCCGTCCGAATGGTTGGGGTTTGACCAGTAATCCTTGCCGTATAAACCTTGGTATCGACTATGTTGCTTTGAATTTTGGTAAAGAGGGGTGGCGTTTCAGAGTATAAAGCCTCAAAGATTGAGCAGTATTCAGCGTCAAAAGCCTCTTGGCTAATCTTGGCCGCCGTGTCGGAGTAGTCGATTGTGACAGCCACTTCATAGACCCCGGTATAGTTCCCAAGCAACTGCCCCCCTACCGATGCCGAGATTGTGGCGAAGGGGAATAGCTTTGCCCCTACCCGATTGGTCTTATAGACATTGAGGCCAGAGACATTAGCCAGAATGTTGTCTAACGCATCCTCCACATTGATTTGAACGCTATTAGTCATTTCTTTGCCGTTGCTGTAATGTCTAAAGTCATCGCCCTTGACCAAGTGCGGTTTTGGCTTATCACGGCTGGACTATCCCCAGTTACCTTTGCTACATAAAAAGTAATGTTTGAGTTGGCTGTAAGGTAGCTTGCTAGGTCTGGGTCACGATATAGTTGCTCTAGGATGTCGTAAAACTTTGCGTCAAAGTCGGCTCTAGCGGTTGTATCTGCCCTTGCTACATAGGTTATCGAGGCAGGGGTTTTGAACACACCAGAGAAAGGCACAAGTTCCTCTGACCCAATCTGGGCTTGAACTGTGACGCTCGGCATCGTCCTAGCCGTGCCTCTCTCACTCGTAAAGAAGTTCACCCCAGTAACACCAGAAACTACATTAAGGAGGGCGTTCTCAACCTCCCTCTCTATCGAGGCCATTAGGTCGTAATCTCCGCAAGTTCGATGGTAAAGGAAAGGCCATCTGTGCTTTGCGAAAATCCTCCGATCATACGCTCCACCCCGCTAACTGTGCAAAGAGAGCCGATGACTGGGGCAGATATTCCAGAAGCTAAAACGACTAGGCTTTGCGTCACCCTAAACACCTCGCCGCCTATCTCTAGCTCGCTTGCCGTGGTTAGGTCTGTGACGGAAGCAGAAACAGAGTTAGAACCCAAGCCAGTCACGGATTGATACAAGTCCTCAATCATATAAGAGAGGTCAGTTGCGAAGTAGGAGGTGGGGATACTGCCAGCCATAAAACCACCTCTTATGTCAATCCATAGTTATCATACCTTCAAAGCTGAAAATGTTGTCGGTTTCCCACTCATCTTTCTGCGGAAAGAAGCTAGTTTGCTTGTCTCTTCTGGTTGCCGAAGCAAGGATTATCGGGGTGCTATTGATCGCCCAAAAGTCAGTAGCCCCCCGGATTGCCTTCGCCATCTGCTCAAGTGATTTGGCGGTGTAGGTGTTTAACCCTTGAATCTTAATATCATCTGGACATAGCACAAAGAAGTTATCTTTGCCCATAGTTTGCCTAGCCCTAACGATTAGCTCTAGCGGGTTTCGATAGTAGCCTTGGGATAGCCCAAATGGGGCAACTAGGTTGTAAGGCTCTGGGAGTCCCTCGGCTGGTTTATCGTCTAGCTTATCTAGGACAATGTTGGTCTTGTCTGCGTCCTTAATCTCTGGATGGCTATATACAAAGTCAGTCCAGCTTCTCTTGCTTTTCCTATAAGCCTCGTACTGGTTCGGCCATACTTCCAGATCGATAACATCGCCCATCCTATGCCCAGCCTTCACATAGCTGGTCAGTTCAAAAACTCCGTGGTATTGGGCGAAACAATCAAAGAAAACTTCGTGGCCTTGGTCGGCTAGATGCTTGGCGGCTGGTAGGCAACGAAGCACATCCCCAAGCCTCTGCGAGTATTTGATAGTTTTAACACTCATCGGCAACGCTCTTATCTGTTATAAATGGGAAGTAATCCCTCAACCGAACTGGGCTAGTGGCTTGTTGTAGCCTCTCCCATCCCTCGACTAGTCCCTTATACCCATAGAAATCCTCCTTGAATTGGGCTTGCTCCTTTGTGGCATAGGCGAAGTGGTCAAAGGTTAGCCCCCAAGTTTCTGTCACCCCCCTTGGAATCATCATCGACTGGACATTCAGCTTGGGTGGTTCGTGGCTAACAAACTCAACTCCTCTGCCCCACTTCCAAGCCCTCAACCATTCGTACCAATGCGAAGCAAATCCTTCCCTAGTCACAACTTTTTTATTCTGCCCAACATAATAGTTACAATGGAACTGCATCGCTCGCCCCTCCTCGCATCCCTTGAGATGCCCAAAGATTGCGTCTAGCTGATCGGCTCTCCATATCTCATCGGAATCAATCTGCATCACAACCCCCTTCTCCACTCCTCGCAACGCCTCACTAATCATCGCCAGCTTACCGGGGAAGGGCTTTGCTTGCCAATAGACTGAAACATTCTCGCCCCTAATGCTCTCAAGGTATTCGTGCGTTCCGTCCACGCTTACGAAGTTCTTGTGGTACTTCTCTGGAACTTGCTTGCACCAGCGGGTGCATCCAAGAGGCTCGGCCACTCCCTCGACAATCCTCCACTCCCACGGAATCTTTAGCTTTTGAAACTCTGCTAGATGCCTCTGGATATAGGGCATCCCATTGAGTACGATGGTAAAGATGGTCAGCATTTTAAGCGACCATAGATAACGCTAATCTCTGCACAAAAAGAAATTGAATCGTGTCGGTAGCACTCAAACCCAATCGAATCAAACCAATCAATAAACTCTTTTAGCCAAGCGTCTGAATAGTGTAGCTCGATGGCGATCTCTTTTAGATTGTGGACATTCCCAATCTGCAAAAGTTGAGTCTCGTCTCCCTCGATGTCGCACTTAATGTGGGTGATGGAGTTCTCTGTTATCCAAGTATCCATTTGAAATGCGGAGTCTGCCTTTTCGCACAAGAACTTTCCTTGTGGGTATTGTTGAGAAAGGGTTTGAATGTCTCCTTGGTTTATGTCCACCCCCATATAAAACTCTGGCTTTTGTGATAGAAAATACTTGGTTGTGCCATTGCCCTCTTGTCTTTCTGCTTCTGTCCAGAACGCACACCCCAAGTCAAGCACCCTACCTCCAGCCACATTAAGATGTTGCCAATGGATTTCGGGTGATTCCGATGTGATGATTCCTTTGGTCATAGTTCAAATATGGCCGCACCATTACGCACCGACCAATCTTCCCAGAGCAGTTTCCCAAATCCCTTGAGCTTGTTATAGTTCGCCAAGTTCTTGATGTCGTTCACATCGTCCAATGCGATGATTGCCTTCTCCGCTAGGAAAGGACGAACACAACGCAACTCGGCCTCACCAGAAAAAGGCGAGCCATCAATCAGCACAAAGTTAAAATCTACATTATGCTCAAAGTGAATGTCCTCGATGGCGTTGGTCGAGTATGGGTAGGCGGTTTCTAGGCAGACATTGTGCCAGCCTAAAACTGTTTCGAGTGGATACTGATTGAGGCTTGTTTTGGTGGTTCGGTAGAACTCCTCAATGTCGTTCTTGTTCATCCATAGCTTCGATAGGGTTGCTGTGCCGTTGATGGCAACGCCTCCCCTTGCGGATAGGTTCATCGAATGCCTGCCGATGCGGTCTGGATGGTTCTCTATGCTGAATAGCCTTTTTGTCCTAATACATTGAGTTGAGCCATCCCCAGTTCCTCCCCCGATCTCTAGGCCAACATCCAGCCCCTCGCTATATTTTGCAAGGGCTTTTCCAAATGAATCGTGAATTGTTATCTCTTGCATTTTGCCATCCCCGCTAATGCTTTTTTGATTGCGTACTCAATGACGGCTTCTGGGTCGTGCTTTAAGGCAAACATCCCAGCCTCATACAATTCCTTACCAGCCTTATCATCATAGGTAATATCCACTAGCACATACTTTGTTTTGTCTATGCTAGACTTGCCGAAGGTAATTATACCAAGCCCCTTCGTATTCTCTCCCTTTTTTGATTTCCTACATCCAATTATTTGCTTTGCGTTTTTCATAAATCGCTTTTCCTTTCTCGTAGAATTCTGGTTTGTTGTGGTTCTTTAGCTGTTCGTCTGGTTGGCCGCCATTAAACATAGGGTTATCGTGCTTGAATTGGATATGTCTAGCCTCAACTACGGCTTGTTCTGCATAGGCTCTATCTGTGAACTCATTGTCTGAATAGATGCCATCTGACTCTTGATAGTCGGGGTGGAATAGATGCCCTTGCTTCTTCAGCCTAGATTGCGTTAAAATCGCCATACATAGGAGCTTGTCTTGCCGTAGCCCATCTGATACTGCCAGCACTTTCTCTTGCGTTGTATCCCCAATAGCGGTCGAAATTAGGGCATCCCAATGGCGGGGTGGTGTCCAGTCATCGCTCATTTGAATAACAATGTCCCCTTTGGCTATTTTTGCCCCTGCGTTCCAAGCGTTAATCATCCCGCCCGGATTGCACCTAATGGCTTGGTGGGGGGTGTAGTCGGTTGGGTCGTTATGATCGACCATAAATAGCCACTCAATCTCTAGGGGCTTCTCGGCCAAAGAAAGCCACATCCATCGCCTCTGCCAAGCAATCTGTGGCCTACCCCTTGTAGCGTGGACGATGCTAATCTTTGGTGCTGGTCGCATCTTCTTAATCTTTTCAGCCTCGGCAGTTTCTCCAACGCACACCGAAGCCGTCTCGTATAAGTCCATCGCTTGCCAGTTGTAGATTGCCTCGACCAGATTCCAGTAGTGAGCTTTGGGGCGATGCAGGGTCAGACAAGAACGAACTGCCCCATAAGCCTTTATCCAGCTTCCCTTGCCCGACCAATGATTTGCGATATAGAAATGAGCCTCTCGCCTATCGGGTTGCAGGGCTACGGCTTGTCCAAGATAAGCAAGCCTCTCATTTTCTGGAACTACCCTACCCAAGTTGCAAAGCACATCGTAGCGAAGCGTGTCCTCTAGCTCTGGGAATGCCAAGGCTCGCATACTTGAATCAATGCACTTTTCAATCTGCCCAGACAAGAAATACTCTTGGGCTTGGTAGTAAAGGGAGTTGGCGGCTGGGGCAAGCGTGTCGGCCAAGATGTTCAAGTTCCTCTCTGCACTCCTTGGCTTGTATCCGTGAGGCTTATGGATTCTGAAAATCTTATCCACGCCAATCGTCTTGTTTGGCTCTTTGCAAACCAGCATTTCGTGAACTCGGTTCTTCCAGCTACAAGTGCCCCTCTTGGAAATTTCTTCTCGGAGGGGAATAAGTCCAGCATTGTCCACATTGTATTTTAACGCCACTAGGTGAGCGTCTTTTTGAATGGCAAGGTCAATAGCCTCCTCGACAACCTTCGCCCCATCCTCGGCCATTACATCGTCAGCATCGACCCATAAACACCACTCGCTTGAGCAAGCCTCAAGAGCCGTGTTCCTTGCCGTGGCAAAGTCATCTATGTGATTCCAATCAGTTCTTTTATTCTGGTAGTGAACGATCTTCGCCCCCAATCCTTTGGCAATTTCCTCGGTCTTGTCGGGCGTAGCTGACCCCCTAGAAATACAAACAACCATTTCTTTTGCGATTGAGAACGATTTGAGGCAACGCTCAATGTATTCTTCTTCATTGCCAGCTATGAGATAGAGTGAGATTTCGTGTTTCATTTAGGATTTCAGTAGGATTTCTAGTTTTTAATTATGGCAATCCAAGGCCAGTTCCTAGCGTAGCTTTGTATAGATCGTGAACAGCAAGCACATTTGCATCCGAAAGGGCCGAATTGAAATAAACTGCTACTGAAATAGTCCCGTTGAAGTTACTGTTAGTAGGAGACCTTGTTCCTATGAATATGCCATCTGTCTCAAATGCTCCATATACCGCGGCTCCATTGGTTTCTTTAGATGCTCCATTATAGAAGCGACTCATTATTGTTGATGATGGAATAAAAACGCCAGTTGCCGTGTATCTGACACCGCTTCCAAAGCCAGATATTTGTGTGACTCGCCCAACAGTCGAAAATGGAGGAACTAGTTGAGTTGCCTCAATTCCAAAACTTACAGATTCTGCTTTTCCAAGTTCTATCTTATTTATATTTACCCCTTTTTGAGAGCCAGTCATTGTTGCGTGTATTCCACAATAAAATATAGTTCCAGTATTATTTGTTGATATGGAGCTAGACCCAGAAATGTAATCATTACTACCATCAAATATAACACCATCCGTACCCCAAGTCGGCCCATTGGTTAGCGTGCCATTAAAAATCCCTGCCCCACCCAAGCTATACGCAGTCGTGCCAGTTCCAGCATTTTGAGAGGAACGGAGAGGCCAAGAAACCATATTATTGTAAAGACCTAAATCCTTTATGCCTTTTACAAACGCATTGATTTGTCCTTTAGCCGTGGCATCCGTCACGCCAGCCCTCTCGAAGTATGCAACGGCATCTGCATCGAAACCAGATATTCCTAGCCCACCAATCCGAATACCGCCTTTAATCATCATAAGGATTTAACCTTACAGAGCTTTAGTCACCGATGCCAAGAACAATTCCGCTATGAATAGAGAATGCTGTGCAAGTGCCAGCAAGATAAATCCCAGCGTTAATGGTAGAGGCAGAGGCCGCAGTAGCATTAGCAAGGCTCGAAAAGCCAGTTACGGCAGAGGAGATGCTTGCAAACTTTGTATCTGTAATAACATAGATGCCAGCGAACTCGTTAGGAGTTGTGATTGCTGTTCCAGTTGTGACCACATACCTTGTGCCGGGTCTGGCGGCGTGAGAAATCTGGTCGTAGTAAGGTTCGGAATTGGAAAGGTCTGCCATAGTTTTATTATCCTAATGTCAAAAAGAAAAAGGAGGAGCAAGGTTTCCCCTGCTCCCCCTTCTTCGGAGGAAACAACCAACCAATCTTTAGCTGTAGGTCGTGGTGATACGGACGGCGGCGTTCGCATCAATGACTTTCTCGGCTGTGTTCATACGAACACGGAGAACATTGGAGCGACGAGCCTCGTCACGATAGCTCTCGGAGACGAAACCACCGGGAGCATCTTCCGACCAGACCAAGGTGCGACCCAATCCACCAGCGGTGAACTGACCAGTCGAAACATTGGCAACAACGATCTTGGTGTCTGGAACGATGAACGAACCAGAGTAAGGCTTGTTCTTGTTAGCAGAGTTGATGGCCGCACGACCGATGTAGACTTTATCCACACCGAACGCTTCGGCAATCTGTGCTTCGTCTAGGAGACGACCACCAGTATTCGACACAACTCCGTAGAATTGGTTTTGTAGGAGGGTGGTACGACGAACTCGCTCGTACACATTGGCCGACATAATCACCGCATTGGCCGCATAACCCAAACGATTGAGAGCCAATTTGCCAGCCGCAACGTCCGCAGGGGCGTTGATGGTTGCCAAGTTAGCTTCGGTGTAGTTAGCCGTGGGGCTTAAATCAGCCGTGGTGAAGGGAGTCGTTGTTGCGAACAACAAATCAGCCACCCGCTTTTCGTGGGAGAGCTTAACTTGTCGGAGCAAGAACCTCGCTGTTTCGGCTTCGATTTGGAAGAAGCGATTAGCATCAGCACGGAAGGAATCGTCGAGCAACTCTTCCAAGCCAGTCTCGATACAATCGTAGGTATCGGAAGTGAATTTCCGAGCCGCACGAGCGTATTCAGAACCAGCCGAACGCTTCGCCGCATCAGCATCTAACAGAGCGGCATCAGCCGTCTGCACTTTGAGGTAAGTTCCGCTCTTTGCCGGAACGGGCAAGAGAGGGAGAACTTCCGCACCGATCAAACCGATCTCTGCGGGGGCTTCGATCAAGGCTTGGTTAATGTCTGCACGAATTGTCGTGCCACCAGAAATAAAGCTCATTTTATATTATTCTTTCTTTGTTTGTTGTTGTTGTTGTTTAGAACATCGGTACTGCGATTTCGATAACGGCTGACGAACTTGTAGCCGCTTCGAGTGCAACACCAGCCGTCACGAGGTTGGCGGCCAATGTGGTCACCAAGCCAGACGCATCAAATTTTAGCGTATCACCAACTGCCGCAACGCCAGAGACGGTTGCGAAGAAGGTTGGGTGGAACAATTTAACTGCCACGAAACCACCAGCGACAACATCTTCTTGAGTCACGCCGATAGCTTTGGTTGCACCAGTTACCGCAACATTAACGAAGCCAGCCGTGGTGGTGTCGGGCTGAACGAATCGGTATGCCGAGATAGCATTGGCCGAGCCGAATGTGCGAAAATTACCATCAATTTGAGTAGACATTTTCTTTTATCCTTTGGTTTAGAGTTTGGTAATACCACGAGACAGAGCCTCGCTATATTCCTTGGGGTTAGACAGCATCACGGCTTGCATAGCCTTGAGCTTTGAAGTGGAGTAGTCGCTATGGGCGGCCACGAGTGCTTCAAAAGTTTTGGGTTCAACCTTCGCAGGGGCTTCAACCACGGGCGAAGCAGAGATGGGCTTAATGCCGAACTCGGTGAGAACTTTCTTCACCACTTCGCTCATCTCTTCCTTGGTCTCCTCTTTTTCATCTTCATCTTCTTTTTCGATGACGATCTTGGGAGCTTCCGAGGCCATCTCTTCTTTCTTTTCCTCATCCTTGGGTTTCATCGCCTCTTCCAAGGCAGAGAGACGAACCTTAATTTCGTCCATATCTTTTTTGTAATCTGTGTTTTCCATATTGGTTTTGTCCTTTTTGTCAAGTGGAGCTTCCTCCACGGCTTCTTTGGCTACGGCTGGGATGCTCTTGCCTCCCTGCACATAACCGAGTTTTTCCATAAACTTCACCATCTCCTCGAATAATCCATTCGTGGCGGCTGGGCTGGAAACTAAATCAGCAGAGGCGATGCTCTGGGGGCGAATGTAATCCTTGCCATCAATCGTCTCGGACTCATTCACAAAGGCTAGGGAAATTCCAAACTGGTCGGGGGCTTCGGAGGCCATCTCTTTGATTAGGCCGTAGTGGGGAGAGTTGCGGAGAAGGCGAAGGTCGGCAACCAGCTTGTCTCCCTCAATGCGGGGGTTTCTGGCGAACCCGCAAACTGCCTCCAAACCAGAGCCGTGATTCATCTTAATTTTCACGCCATTCTTGGCTTTCTGCATAATTTTTAGGGCGGTCTCTAGGCTTGTTTTATCCACGAAAAGGTCGTGTCCTTTAGCCTCTCCCACCTCCAAAATGCTCACCCCGCCTAGCTCCATTTCCTCCATCTCCTCATCCCTATAAGTAGAATAGGCAACCGCCGCCCTTTGTTGTTCGTCTGGAAAGTCGCTGATAGCTTGCTCGTCACCCATAAAGCGGGATACAAAGTCTTGCTCTGATTCGTCTGCGGAAGGTAGGGGTAAAGGCATAAATGCCTAGATTATGTCAAAGGAGATCGCCGTCTGCCGCTCGGTATGACTTCTTAACCTCGCCTCCGCCAGCCATCTTGAGAAACTTGTTCACCCTTGCCATAGCCCAAGCGTTGCGTGAGTTGGGCTTCCCCCCGGTAATCGTTGGCCTAAAGCTGGTAGAGAACGCACCCGCCCCCCTTCTAAACACTTTCTTCAATGCTCCAAGGGTGGGGGCTTTCCTTGATGGGTGCTTGTCCTTGAACTCGGCAATCTTGTTCTTGAGGGCTTCTTCGTTCTGCTCTGAAATCTCTATGTCGCCAGCCTTGCTCCTTGTGGATGCCGTGCCTTTGGGGTTCTCCTTTGAGCCTTTGATTCGTTCCTTGGGAGGAGCAGGGGTTTGGGAGACTGGTCGGGCTAGTTCTTCTTTCTTGTCTGTAATCGGCCCGCCAACAATCCAAGCGTCACAAGTCCTTTTAGCCGCACACTTAAAATCAAATATCTCGCAGTAACCTAGATCGCCACCAATAGCCACTTCGTTTGCGTCCTCTCCGATGCCCTTCTTAATGCACCCTAGAACTTTGCTCCTCTGGTCGAAGGCCGCACAATTACCGCAAAGCATTTTCTTGGCCGTTGCTACATCGCCTTGGAACTCGTCTGCCTTGTCCTTCCAGTAGTCCTCGTTGGGTTCGTTCGGATTGGCTGGGCCGTAGTTCGCATCATCAACCGCTGTCTGCCTATTGGCTAGATTTGTTTTGATGTCTTGGGTTGCGATTGGGCAAGAGGCTGGTTCTGCTAGTTCTTTTTTAGTTTCCGCATCATCCAATGATGGAATATCTTTTCCATTGAAAAGAGTTCTAATATATATATCCATCGCCTTGTCATATTTTTCTTTATCGAAATCTTCTTTATTGTAGGTCATTTTAGTTTCGGGCCTCCGTAGGATTTATAAAGATTATATACGCTTTTGCTATATTTTTTACCATTCACGTGACCAGCAAATGTCTCGGCCACAAATTCTAGCGGGTTAGTTTTTGCGTAATCGCTAACCTCTGAAGCAACCCTAGTCTCATTATCTGTTAGTTTTTGTTTTATATACTGTGCTGATTTTTCTTCTCCTAGTAATTTCATATGGGCATTGTGTCCATACTCGTGAGCAAATAAGTCATTCGTGGCAAGCCACTTTATCTTAACATTATTATTTAACTCGTCTTTTAGGGAGTTGCCTTCTGCGTTGAATTTTTTATCAAATATAATAGCTGGGCTTCCGTTCGCCATTGTTGTTGCAACTGCATAGCTTCCAGCGTAGCTCGCCCCATAATTTTCTTCTAGGTTTCCTTGCAGAAGAAACTCTGGTGGCGGGATTGCATATCCTTTGGCCTTTAGATTATTATAGGATGATTCTATTTCTTTTACTCTTTCTAAATTATCTGGAAGAGAATTTAAGACTCCATCCTTTCTAAATTTTTCAGAAATATCGCTAATCTCTTTTTGCTGTTTGGTTTGCTCTGGCTTTGGAAGGGGTGGCTTTGGGGGCAACGGCTTTGGTGGGAGAGGCTTTGGCGGTAATGGTTTCCCTTTAGGCGTTTCTTTCTTTTGCTCTGTCGGCCTTTTGTAATCCTTGGGGAATTTCCCACCGGGTCGGGTTGGGGTATAGCCTCCCTTGAGTGGCGGTCTGCCGTAGCCTACCGCACATTGATTATCTGGCCCGAAAGTTCCACCCTCATCTTGTCCACAATCTCTGCCAGCAACGAACTCTGTTTTCTTGTCTCTTGCTTCCATCTGTCCAACTACTTTCCTTGCCCAAGCGTACCCAGCATCGCCACCCCATCCGTGCCACGCTTGCCATCCTTTGCCCTGCTCATCCCAAGTTGCACCCTTCTTGTCTACTTCGTGCCTATCAAAAAAGGCTTTCATTCTTCGGATAGTGTCGGGCGACATCTTAACCCCATTTTGCAAATCCCTCGCCCTAGCGATGCCTACTGGGGTCATTCCTCGTTGGCTGGATGGTTTGCCCTCCCGCACATCCAAGGCTCTTTTAGCGGCATCCCTAGCCCCTTGTGGTGGGGTAAAATCAATCCCATCATATTTTGCCAATTCAATCCCGCCCATCATCCCCTCAATCAGCATCTTAATCGATGCGGGGTCGAGGCTTTCCAGAATCTCTAAATTACTTTTTTTTTGAGAAGTGCCAGCGGGGGCGGTCGGGGGCGTTGTAGGTTCTGGGGCTGGGGGTGTTGAGCCTCCCGAAGTATCCCCGCCTTGGTCTTTCCCAATTTGCTGTTTCTCCTCCTTGGTGGTCGGAATGGTTGTTCCAATGTTGACCCCAGCGATGATTGCCCTTGCTTGGTCTGGGCTGATGGTCGGGAAGGCGGCGGTGATGATAGATACTGCACCCTCCTTGGAAACCGCACCCATAGCCACGGCATTGATAACATTGATAAGGGATGCGACTTGTGCCCCATTGAGCGAAGCACCACCAAGCATATCCTCGTCCGAAGGTTGTCCAGCGGGTGTTTGCTCGCCTTCGGTTGGGGTTGCTTGTGCTTTTTGTGAATCTCTGGTCAATCCCTCTGCGGCGATGTCGGAAATTGTATCTGCTGAAACTTCGTATTCCCCAGCCAAATCCTTAACTAGCTTGGCCTCAATAGCCCTTTGTCGCATAGCACTTTCAAAGTCTTGGCCTCGCTCGGCGTAAATGTCGGCGGCGGTGCGAAGGCCAGTCTTGAACTCGGAGATTGCGGAAGCGGATTCTCTGCCCAAATCAATCGAGACATTCGCCCCGAAGTTGAAAATGCCCCTAGTCGTTCTGCTCCCAACATTGTTCTCGATCAATCCCCTTGCAACCCCATCGGCAATAACGATGTTCTTAATTGGGCGAAGAACTTTATCATCTAGTAGCTTCTGGTATCTACGGAAGGTTCGCCCTGCTTGTTGCATCTCTAGTCGGGCTGTCGGGCCACTCATAGCGGAAGGGTCTACGGCGAAGCTGTAAGGGATGCCAACGCCCAAGCAAATGTTGCGGAGTAGAATCTTGTGGAACTCTGCGAATGCACCAGAGGGACGACTCGGCCCATCGGGGAAAACAATGTCCTCACCCGGTTCTAGGTAGGAGATTTTACCAGACTCAATCGCTTCGAGCTTGATTGGGCTTCCGTTAATGTCTTGGTCATTTGTGAGCGAGGAGAGATCGGAAGCATTGTTATTGTTCCTCTTTATGATTGCACTCTGGCTAGAAGCAACCTTGGCCGACATCTTCTCGAAGCCTACGATTTCGTGAATATCCGTTGCGTCATTGATTGCGGTATGGAAAGCGGAGATTCCTCGGTACTGGTCAATGCGGAGTGGGTCGAATAAGTGGAAGGCTTGGCTTGCGGGAATCGTTACTTGATAGGTGTACATATCGCCAATGCTTCGGCTATAAATGTCGTAGGCCGTTGGTGCCCCAGTCCGTTGATCGATATGGATTCCACCAATTAACTCCGAGCTAGTATAGACTTTAAATGGGTCTCCAAGTCTATCACCCTCAATGCCTTGTATTTTTAGATTGCCATCAGAATCACGCACGAGGCAAAACAAAAAATCGCCATCTCGCAACATCGACATTATAGCCACCTGCATAAGTGTCGAACCAGTATGCCTTGTGGAAATGTCGCACTTGTCCCACCACTCTGCCCAATATGCCTCGACCTCGGTATTGACTTCGGGGTTCTCGGTTCTGGCTTGGTAGGAAATGTTTGCGGCGGTATGGCTGGCAAACTTCATAAGGATGGAGCGAACAAGGCCAACATTCTCTGCCAAATCCCTCGCCCTTTTCATCAACTCTACTCGGTCATAATTAGAACGATAATCTTCCGCACCCGACAACTGGCTCGGCCCCTTGCGTTGCCTTGAATACTTTACCGCATCATACTCGAAGTTCTTAATCCTTTGACGAGCAACAAGCCTATCAACTGCCCCTTGAGGATTTACAAAGGCAATCGCCTTGTCGATCAGATTGAGAGAGGCTTTTTTCACGAGCCGAAGTTTGCGTAGGTTGTGCGAACCCTAGCGCCAGTCGCTTGCTGAATGGCTAGGGTTAGCTCCATAATCGTATCTCTCACCTCACCGAGATTCGCTCTTGAAAACGAACGACCAGCTATCGAATAGCTTGAACCCGCCACCGCTATCGCCTCAAGACAAGTGATATACTTATCACGAAGAGAAGTTAGGGTGGCAAGGGGTAGCCCAATGAAATCACCCTTCGCCATTATCAAACTCACTTTCTGTCAAACTTGCGGGCGAGACTTTCAACCGCCCATACAAGGCCGCCCCAACGATGTTCATACATTCACAATCCATTAAGTGATTATGCTTCCCGACTTGCTTCCACACAAGCCTTTCCCTGCCAGTCATAGGATTTTTTACCCGCACCTTCACCTCTGCCTCGATATGCACTCGCCAAACATCGGGGGTGTCGAGAGCGATGTAGCCGGGTTCTTTGATTAGGTTAGATAGGATGTCTTTGATGGATGGGTTCGACCATCGCCAAACTGGGCAGAACTTCCACTTCCACCCCGCCCTTGATTGAACTGCCTTACCGCTGAATGGGTCGCCGTTGGCAATTCGAGCGTAGGGGCGTTGTAGTTTTTGCTCCCCTACAATTTCAGAGAAGCTAGTGCGATCTGAACCGACCAAGGCCATCCATCCGTTCTTACAACAATTATAATAAACATCTCTGGTTTGATCGCCCGAGTCGCAGAAAACGCATTTTGACTCAACCCCAAACTCCTCTGCCTTGGCTTGGATGTCTCCCCAAGTCTCTAGCCTCCCAGCCCACACAAGCCGTGATCTGCCCTCAATATCCCAAGCCCTAACAACGCACCAAGCGTGAAAGCCCCCCGCCTCTTGGATGTCGCAAGCCATAATCAGTTTCTCATTCACCCTAACCTCGCCCATCTTGTAATCGCCAGCCACAATTTCCATCTTCTCCGATTCGTGTTCCATCCAAGGCTCGGCTAGAACTCGGTTCACAAAGTCTTGAAGCCCTATGATTCCATTGTGCTTATCTTGTAGAAACTTCACCGCCAAACTTCCGAAGGATACCCAAGGGGCATATAGGCCGTTGAGGTGGTAGGAGCGTCTGGCTGGTTCGCCCTTTAGATTGGTTGCCCTCCACTCGCCCTCTCGAAGCATCTTGGTTTTCTGTCCGTCTGTAATCTTTTCTTTGCACCCCTCGCACTCGTAGTAAGTCGAGGATTTAACCAGCTTAAAATCATAAACCCCATCTTCAATCTTGGCGGCCTCGTCCCACTTCACTTGCCCCCATACTAGCTTCTGCTTATGCCCACAATGAGGGCAAGGCACGAAGTAGAAACGCATATCCCCTTTTTGCCACTCGCTCCAAATGATTGAGTCGGCAGTTGTGGGTGTGCTGGTTGCTATGATGAGATGGTTTGGGTAGGTGCTGACTCGTGCCTCTGCTAATTGAACTGGGTTAGCTTCTCGTCCCGAACCCGCTTGCTCTGGGAACTTGTCCACCTCATCCATACAAAGCAACGCAATCGAGCGACTAGAAAGAGCCGATGGGCTTGTGCCAGCCCACCAGACCGAGCATCGCTTAAAGTGTTGCTCTAGGATTTTGATTTTGTCGGTGTTGTCTGGCTTCTCTTTGGCTAGGGCTGGGCAATCGTCAATCATTGGCAACCACCTAGTTTCCGTGAATGATCTAGCCAAATGCTCGCTTGGCATCACCCACAAGGCGGGGCAAGGTCGCTCTGCTATTCGATACGCTAGGCCAGCTAGAATCGTTGTGGTCTTGCTTGTTTGTGCTCCCCATACCAGCACCACTCGCCGAATCGAATCATCGCCAAAAGCCTCTAGGGGTTCACGAACATAGGGCGTGAGGGTTGTCGAATACGCTCCGGGTATGTTTGTAACCCTAGCTGAAAGGGTGAGGTTTTTCTCTGCCCATTCTGGAATCGAGAGTTGCTCTCTTGGCTCAAACAAAAGACGAGCAAAGTTCTTGGCCTCATCGATCTGGTTCATCTCTTGACCAGATAATCTTTTGCGTATGCCCAAGCTGGGTTCATATGGATTTGATGATGGCACTCAAAGCACACCGCCAAGAAAAACTCTACTTCATTGAGCCTATCCCCGAACCTTCCTCGCCTGTGATGAACTTGGCTCGCCATCTTGCACTTGCATACTTGGCAGACTGGATTGTTGGTTAGGAACTTCTCTCGAACATCTTTATAGACTTCGTTCTGGCCTTTTCTCTTTGCAGATACTCGGCGTAGTTTCCCGCCTCGTTTGAGAGGGGTTTTGCGTTTAAGTGGAGAGCGTTTCATCGATCAAAGAATGGAAGCACTATGCCAAGGATTGCGATTGCTACCAGCAAAACAATGAAGCACTCGTTCATTTGTCGAAGTATGAGGCCACCCAAACAAATACGCAAAATAGAAATACACATATTAGCTTAACCAATATGATTCCAGCCATAAGGCCGATTCCGACTTTTGCTCCCCATAGGATTGTATCAATCATTTGAATGCTCCTTCTGCTTTTTGAATCGTAACAAAGATTTGGTCGATGCCCTCTTGAATAGCCCTTTTCGCACATTCTGGGTCGCTAGGGTTTGCTCTGGCGGCCAAGCTCGAAGGCATAGCGTCCATTAGGTTTCTAATTGCTCCTAGCCATTTGCCGAACACCTCTCGCACCTCGTCCATTCTGACTAGCACTCTGGTTACTTCCTCGAACCGAGCGTGCTCCATTTCGGCTTCTGCGACTCGCTTTTTTGCCTCTCCCCACCCTTGAACTGCCGCCCTCATAGCGACTGGGTTTTGATTGTTTGCCGCCGTAGCTACCAATGAGTAAGCAACTACCTCGGCTTGTTTCGCTCGATTCAATCTGCCAAGCGAGGTTTTCGATTTGTATGACTCGGCATCCGAGTCTTTTAATGGCTCGGAGGAGGTCGGGGATGGTGTTCGGGCTATCTGTGATTTGCTCACTCGCTTCTGATTTGCGAGCCTCCACCTTTGAGCGTCTGACTCGGAAGTGAGGGGCATACCCCGCTTTACCATTCGAGACAACTGCCCCGCATCGATGCCCCACTTTTCTCGGAGTTCTTTTTGGGTAATCATTGGATGGCTTTACTGCGGAGGGGTAGTCCTCATTCATTTGGCAAGCGTGGCCTTTTTGCCAGTAAGGTTTTCCCATCGCTTCACAATCACATCGCAGTAGTTGGGGCTGATTTCCATTCCATAGCATTTGCGTTTGGTTTGCTCTGCACCAATAAGAGTTGCACCAGAACCCAAAAATAGATCGAGAACCAGCCCGCTTGCTGGGCAAGAATTTGCCAATGCCCTTGCAGATAGTTCTACCGGCTTTTGCGTCGGGTGAAACTCGTTTATTCTTGAACGCTTTTCGTCCCAAACAGAAACCTCATTGTTCGGGCCGTTCCAATATGGACTTTTTCCTTTTTTGAAACAATATAAACAGGGTTCGTGCTTCTGTTTATATTGCGATCCAATAGCTCCGAATTGAGCCTGATTTTTATTCCAAATGAGCCAACTGCGAATCACATAGTTATTTGCTTGGAGAGCTTGTAGAATTTTATATCCAGACTTATCCGCAAACCAAAGATATAGTGCGGCATCATCTTTCGAGTGCCTAAACATATTTGGAACAGAGTCATCGTAGATTAGCGTGGAGTTATCGTTTTTAAGTTTTTCCCTACGCTTATCTGTTGCGTGTCCTCCATCATAATTAACGCCATAAGGAGGATCGGTGAAAACCATATCTGCTTTCTCGCCATTCATAAGCCTAGACACATCTGCCTCGCTTGTTGAGTCGCCACAAAGCACCCGGTGTTCCCCAAGAAGCCACAAGTCGCCCAGCTTGGTAATCGCATCAACTGGAACTTCTGGCACTTCGTCCTCGGTGACTTCTGGGTGTGCGTCCTCCATCATCAATGCAATCTCATCCATCCCGAACCCAGTAATTTCCATATCTAGATCGCCAGTATCGATTTCCTCTAGGATGTCTTTAAGCATCGGCATATCGAATTCTCCGCTTAACTTGTTGAGGGCGATGTTGGCCGCCTTCTCCTTCTGCTCATCCAGATCGACCGCCCAAACATCCACCTCGGTTTTGCCCATCGCCTTATAGACCTTGAGCCTCTGGTGGCCTCCAACCACATTCCCAGTTCGCACATTCCAAGTGATCGGCTGGATGTTTCCGAACTCCGCTAGGCTCTTGGTCAATCGACCCATCGCCTCGTCTGTAATTTTTCTTGGGTTATATTTTGCCGAAGAAATTTCGTTGATTTTTTTGGTAAGCAAGCAGGGGTATTTCATAGTTGTTAAAAAAGTTATGCAAGATTTGTGGTGTAAGTGTTTGACATAAAGATTCTTGGGTCAACTCTCACAAAAAAGTCGCGCCTCGGAACCTGTTTGGAGGGTATTGGCAGTTTAGGAGTCTCCTAACTCGTTGATACACCGCATACTTACGCAAGCTATGTAAGTGTGCGTAGTTATAGGTACTTACAAAGTGTGCCATATTGTCCCAGTTGCAAGTTCTTGTAGTCCATAGCTTTACGCATAATGCGTAACCTACTAGTAAATCAAGCACTTGCAAAAGCCACCTTTTGTAAGTCGCATATCCCTTTTGGGTATGTGCCTTATGGGTCATAGCTCGCCCCCTGCCTCCTTGTAAGCCTCCACGATAGGGCGTGCTTCCTCAAGGAACTGGGTACGCTGGGCGGGTGTCCAGTTGGTCACGCTCTTGCGTGCTAGCCATTGGCGAGCCTTGATGATGTAGCTATGCCACGCTTGCTCGGCCTTTGGGTTTGAGGTCTCGATGGGGTCGGGTAGCAAGCCAGTCCATAGGGCTAACTGCTTGAGGCCACCGGGGGTAGGGGCTTGCAGGGATGGCCTTGCCTTTGCCACTCGTTCATACCGCCTAGCTTGCTCACCGTTTATTCCTGCTACTTCTTGGATGGTGTCGAGGTTTAGCCCCTCTACCCTTGCCGATAGGAGGATGTCGCCAGCGTCTGCCGCCAGTCCGATGGCCTCCCCCATCTGCTCGATTGCGTTCTGCTTGGCCTTGTCCAGTAGCCGTACTGTTTTTTGTAGCTCCATTCCGATCTGTTTTTCGCTCATTTTAGGATGTCCTTTTGGTTATGCGTAAGCCTCGGCCAACTCCTCGGCCTCGACCTCTGCGGGTGGTTCTATCTCTCGAAATCTGTGCTGGGCAAAGCCTCGTTCCGGGTGGGGCGCCGTGGTGCTTAAGGGGTTGTTGATGCCCTCCAAATAGACCACCACCTCCCCTACCTCTCCGTTCAAAGCTACCCCTATGCCTATACCCCTTATTGTGTAGTGCCTATCCTTGGTGGGTAGGGCGTTGTAAAAGGCGAGGATGTCGGGTGGAAATCTGTCGTCCACACACACTACTTTTGACCCAGTTGTCACCGTTTTTTCCCTCGCTTTTTTATGCCTTTTTCCCAAGCCTCTTTGTTCCACTTGGGGCATTCCTCCCGCCTCTTTTTGTGAACCCTCAAGGCTCGTTCCTTGTAGATTTGCCTCACCCTTTCGCTCCGTTGGATGCGTAAAACTAGGCCAGTCCGTTGCGATAACTCCGTAAGGCGAGCCGAGATAGCCGCTCTGGTATAGGGCTTTCCCGTGCTTGGGTTGATGTAACGCTTTGCGATTGAGGTTAGGCTGTCTGGGCTTCGGTTGCTGGCTAGGGCTAGTAGTGCTTCGTCCAATGTATCGTCCCGCCTATGCCTCAACATTTGGGAATCGCCTTCGTGCTTGATGGTCTGCTCTACCACCTCGGCTGTTAATTTGGCAAGCTGGTTGAGGTCGATGGCTGGGTTCATCGCCTTCATTTTGGCGAGCCGTTCCTTCACCCGATCTTCTAGGGTGTCGATGTGGTCGGCCATATTTGGCGTATAGCTTGCCAAGATTGAGTCTGCGGGGTCTTGGCCTTGGTGGTGGTTCATTGGATTTCTACAAGTGCTGTCCGTCCCACCCTTGCCAATTCACGCCTTGCTTGCCGTTCTGTGGCATAGAAAAGATCAACGACTGGGAGCTTGGTTTTACCCGATGCCTTCCGTGAGATAACCGCCGTGCCAGTATCGTGAGCGTGGTATGCCTTGCCCTCAATAAGAAGGGTCGTTCCGTATGGGATAATTTTGGGGTCTACGGCACAAGATTTACCAGAGACTAACCGTTTTCCAGTAGAGCTTTTCCACCCAAACTCGTCCTCACCCAACCAGTATGCCGTGATGCGAGCCTTGATTGTTTTCTTGGCTGGTGGCTTTGGGGGTTGAATCATTATGTTCGCCGCTTGGCTTGAACATAAGAGCGTGATGGCTAGGATGATGATGGCTTTTTTCATCGTTAAGAAGTGGAGTCGCTCGCACAAATGGCGGTAGCGTCTTGAGGGTGATTCGTCCCCTTTAGTTCTTTTGCCTTCTGCGTTGTCAATCGTGGTCTTGAGCTTGTCGATCTGTGCCTCGATTGCCTTGGCCTCCATCTTGTTAATCTTCACGCTTTACCTCCGTCCAATGGCATCGCTTGTTTGGTCTTTTGATCTTGCCCCTGCCCTCAAGATATCGAAGGTGGTACTGAATCGCCCCGTGGGTTTTCTTTAGCACCTCGGCAATCGTGCAAGTCGGAATCTCGTTGGTGATAAGTGTGAACACGGCATCTCGAAGCATATCAATGGTCGCTTGGTTGCGAGTTGTTGCGTAGAGCTTTTCCAGTTCCTTGCCGGGGTAGCGGTCGGCAAGTATGCCGTTGGCCTTGGCCTCTGGGGTTGTGTATGCTTCGTTCATTGAGTTTGCAACTTACTTTGAGTTTTTATTGAGGCAAGGGTTGGTTTTGGGTTATTCGACATGCTACTTCAAAAGCATTCCATCCTATGGGTTGCTTTCCTAAAAGTACCTAACGAATAAATGTTTTCTCGATCTCTTTCTCCACTCTCCTTTTATTTCGCTGTACTTTACCCCTTTTAACTTGCCAATCTTTTTTCCATCAACAAATAAGTCTGTTTTTTGTGCTGTAAGCCCAATATATGTGAAATTACTTGCTTTATATATTGTTCCCGTATGGTTCTGCTTGGTGTCGGCGTATGTAATTACTCCACGCAATAAAGGATTCAGTTTCTTTAGCATCTTCATTGAAACAGAGATAACTCGGCTTTCTGAAAATTTCGGGCATAGTTCGGATAGTGCAAGCCTAGTAAGTTCAAAGAATTCTGATTGTGTTTTTTCGTTGTAGATTCCTTTTATGTTTCTTGCGTTTGGTATTCCATAAGATATTGCTCCAAGTATTTGTCCATTAAAATATGCTCCAAAATTAAACGACGCAAGAAATCCGTTGCCCCCAAGATAGTGCCAATTACAATAACAATTAAATGCAGTATCGTGCCGAATAGTACGAAGCAAAAGTTGGAGCGGCGAGGTCGGAATTGCACCGCCATCCTCCCCTTGGAATAGGGGAAGCTCTACTGTTGAGCTATCGCCGCCAAAACTCATAAATAATACTCCGCAACACTCTTTCCGCTGTTGGTTTTGACTGTTCGCTTCTGCACATCGTAACCAGCCTTCCGCAAATCACACACTCGGCTTGCCAACCGGAAGCACTTGAACCAATCCAGCGCTTCCAGAGCCGTGAGTGTGCGACCCGATTGCAAGTGGGCTAGGATGCGAGCGTTCTGGTCGTGGCCTTCCGTCTTTTGAGGATGCGTTGTCCTCATAAAAGGCAACTCGAACTGCTCTGCCTCTACCATAGCGATCATCTTGAGCCTCCTTTGGCCTTGCGAACGGCAAAGTTACGGCTCTTGGCGTTCATTATGGTTGTTCTGTGGACTCCCCAAGCTCTCGCAAGCTCGCTCATCGACATTCCGCTATCGAGTTGATGTTTCCAGAGCGTCCATCGCTTCTTAACTGTGGAGTATTCACGATTTCGCCTTGCCCCATCCCTTCCACGAGTCGGAATAAGCTCTTTTGGGATGTCTAGGGGGGTAGTTACCCCTATTACGAACCTTTCAAGCCCTTTTGAGGCCAATTCTGCTCGATTTTGTGCCATTGTAGAGGTGAGTGTGGTCACCATTTGCTCAAACTCACGCAATTTGTCCTCGCACATCTTCACCCGGTGGATTGTGGCGGCTAAAACCATCTCTTGAGGGTAGTTCACGGACACCCCGCTTCTACCCAGTCGCTATGAGTGTTGAATCCGGCTAATTTATAGGTTGGTGGGGATTCGCACCCCGATTTGATTGGTTTCTTCATTGGTTGGTTGTTTCCTTTTGGTTGTTGGTTGCTCCGTCTCTGACAGTTCCTTGCACACGCTCGCCAGTCCTTAACCGATGCCTTGCCTCCGACCTTCCATCCGTTGCTCTGGTAGTAATCAAAAGCCGACTCTGCGTCCGTCTGCCTCCATCCGATCTCTTTAGCAAAGGCAATCCATTCAACGAGCGTGGGGCGTAAGCCCTCTCTCTCTTTCTTGTTATCTATCTTACTATTATTGTTACTATTACTATTACTATTATTATATACAATAGATGGCTCATCTTTGGTACATAGATGGTTCATAGATGGTGCATAGATGGGCGATCTATGGTTCATCCTTCGTGCATACCCAGCCGATCTTTCCTCCATCTTTGCCAGTCCAGAGGCCACTCCTCCGTGATAGATTGCCCCATCCTTTAACTCATAAACCCCAGCAACCTCAAGCTCTTGCAGTAAAGGCTTGGCATCTTGCCCAACCATTCTGCTGATTTGTTCTGGGGTAGGTATGTGTCCGTTGATGGTTAGCTTGCCGCCGGCGTTGGCCTTATACATAAGACATAGTAAGTGAATCCATAGCCCTTTAGAGGCAAGGCTTACTAATGCCAGCTTCTCATTAGCCAACCAGCGGTTAGGCTCAAAGGGAAACCAGAAGGAATCCCGCCTCATTTCTTGGCCTTTTCCATATCGATCTTTTGATATTTCTTGGCTCGCTCCAATAGCTCTTTAGTGATGCGATGTGAGTAGTCCAAGTGATTGATGATATCCTTATAGTTCTCACGCTTCGAATGGTCGAAGTCCTTAAACAAATCTCTCAATCTTTTTGATACGATTGCGTGGAACTCCTCTAATAGTTTTAATCTTTTTACGCTCATTTCTTTTTAATCCTTTCCAGAATATCTTTTCCCAAATCCCATAATGCTCCGCTCACAAACAGAATGGTGAGATAGAGAGACAAACATCCTAAACCTATTAGGAATAAGTCCCACAAAGCTTTCCCGATGGACGAAAGGAAAGTTACCATTTGGGTGCAGTCGGCCAGCTTGACCAGAGCCGAATGTCCTTTTTAAGCACCTCGCCAAACGCACACACAAAGCGACCATCGAGATACCTACCGCTAAAGACCACACCGCCAGATTCCATAAGTATTCTTTCATCTTTTTTGGGATTCTCCTTGGCTGTATGCCATTCAAGCATTGACCACTTTAGTTTTGGAACATCGATATCAACGCTCATCCTAGCCTCCGCAGGGCTACGACAACCTCATTGAGAATGTCTTGGATGACTTGGTCTTCCGTTCCGTCTGCCAGTCGTTGGACGAGTTCGGCACACCGCTCCCTTTCGAGGGCGGCGGCCTTGCTCATCGCATCGTTGATGATGTCTTGGATTAGGTCAGAATGGGATTTCATCTTCGGGCTTTCCTTTCTGTATTGAGTCGGCTTCTGCAAGAATCTCCGCTATGATCTCGTTGCGAATGATGTCGTTCTTGTATGGCTTGCCGTCTGCTCCGGGTTTAAGGTCTTGCTTGCTCAACCACTCCAAGTAATCCAAGCCCTTATTTCCAAATGCGGCGATCTCACGAAGGGTTGAGCCTTTGTGCTTACCGAACTTCAACTCCATATCTCTCGGCTCACCGCCATTACTTCTAACCACAACCCCATTTAGCTTGTTGGTGATGTCGGCTAGGTCTGCTTTGCTAATGAAGTCTGCCTTTACTGTATCTAGCTTAACTGGCTTGGGTGCTGGCTCATACTTATCCGTGTTAATATCCTCGAACCCGCCGTGTGGAACTTCCTCGGCTGGGGTGGTTGAGAGGCTCTTATCAATCAACACTACGATATGGGCAAAGGCAGAACGACAAGCCCTGCTGATTGCTCTGGTCTGGCACATCGCTCGCTTGGCATAGGTCGGACGCTTCTCCCACATAGCCTCATCATCACCCAAGAACCCCTCGGCACTTGAGATTACTTGGCCATTATCCATTCGCTTCACTTCACCGATGCAACGATAGCCATCTTCGAGACGCTCGACATCTCTTGCGGAGGCTACGCATCCGTGAGCTACTGCGATTGCTTGCCAGCCCTCAACTCGCACATAGTCCTTCTGGCCTATGCGTTGGCAAGTTTCTTTTACGATGGCACGACAAGCCCCAGCCACATCAGTCGCTTGGCGAATGTGGGTTGAGACTCCGTTGCCGTTGGTTACTGCTAGTTCATTCATTGGTTGTTTTCCTTTTTGGTTGGGGGCTACTCGTATCGATATACGCCAAAGCCCTCTTCGTTTTCTCTTCTGGTTTCGGGTAAGTTCAAAGCGGAAAGGTCGTGCTTCATATCGAACTCTGTATCTGGATGCGGATAGGGAGGCTGTGCCTTTTGGCTTGCAACCCAAGCATCATACTCGCCAAAGGTTTTCTGATATTCTTCTGGGGTCAATGGTCGGCAACAGCCACAATCACAATCACTCATTTGGTTATCCTTTCGTTTATAGTTTTGATTATCGGGGAAAGCCACTTGGTGCTGATGTCGTGGGATGGAACACGGAAAACTAGGATGCCCATAGATGCGGCGAGGTTATACTTTTCCATATCATTCAAGAACCCGGATGGATTCGTATGGCGACCACGCACCCAAATTCCCCCCTCCAATTCTACGGCTACGCCTTCGATATGGTAGTAGTCGAATCTGAATCTTCTGGTATCAGCAAACTTATATTCCTTTAACAACCCCCACCCACCCAGACTCTTCCATAGAATCTCGAACTTGGCAGATGGGGTGAGCTTCATTTTAGTTACGCCCCACCCAGTTCTTTGTGGGCAAGACTAGCTCTGGCTGTTTAGGCTGGTTGCCGTCGGCCACGATCTTGTCCATCTTTTCTAGCTCGGCGGCCACATACAAATAGAACTGCCGTCTTTCGTAATTCTGCTGGTCGATGTGCTTTGCAAAGAGCCTCACCCCTTGCAGAATCAGAAGCCCAAAGAATGCGACGAGGAAAATAATCACCAGCGAATCCTCTGTTTCTGCCAAGCGGGTGAGCAGTAGTTTGGGTTGGTGATAAAGGGATACTTGCCGTCATCCATCGCCTTCATCACGAAGCCCTCCCAGATAACCTCGCCAGCCTTGTTGTTGTGAAAATTCATCTCTTCCCAGATTGCATTTATCTTGTGGTGGGCAAGCTGAACAAAGCGAAGGAGCTTGTTGTTTGGAATATCAAAGGTCACGGCTTCGAGGTGTTCGATCTCTTTCATCCTCTCGGCGTAAGGCTTGGGATTGGCTGGGTCGAAGGCATCCATCACAACGATTGTGCCTTTGCCAGTCTTGGTTCGCTGTCCCATAATCTCGCAATCTACAAAGCGAGACTTGATGCCAGCACCGAGTATTCGATCTGCCATTAGCTTGTGATTCGTGGCGAACTTGCCGTGACGATTGTAACCCTGCTGGGTTTCTTGATCAAACCAACCTCGCCAACCATTCAGCTTGCCCTCGATAGAGAACCCATCAGAGAACTCATCGTGGTTCGCTGGCACGGCTGAACCTACTGGCCTTGCTGGTAGTGGGAAGGATGTCATTGTTTTTTTGTAGGGATTTCGCTGGGTTATGGCAAGCCTTATTTTAGGAGTTGCTCAACTATGAAAAGGGTTGAGCCAGCACCTACGACTAGTCCGATGATATATGCGATTAGGATTTTAGTCATTTGGTTTTTCTTTCTTGGTTGGGGGTTATTTCATTTTCCAGACAACTTGGATTTCACAATCTGGGTATTCTTCTTTTATCCTTGCTTCTTCATTGTAAATTTCCGTGTCTCTCCAATGTAGCCAGCAGAGAGATTCCCCTGCAACTGCACCCCCCTTGGTCTTGGATATTCCGTGTCTTGAAACTCTCAACTGTTTTGGCACAATCGCTTGTACCTTATAGAATTCTGGCTGAAATTCTTGTTGTTCAATCACTTGATTGGTCTTTCTTGGTTGGGGGTTAGCTTTTCTTTTCTGTCTTGGTTACAATGTATGGCGAACCAAGGTAAGGCTTTGATGGGGCGAATCCCACATAAAATGGAACTGGCGATTCGGTCACGCAAGTTAAGCCTTCCATAAATCCACCAGTAAAATGCTTGGTTACTAAATAACGAGTGGCTTTTACCGCACTCATCTCGGTGTTGGTTGTTGTTGCTTGCATACTCCAACCCTAACACACTTCCCCAAGTTGTCTACTCTTTTTTTATCCTATCTTAACGATTGTTTATAAGTACCTATAAACACGCTACTTGCTAGGGGGCTTTGTGGGTAGTATTTTGTAGATTTGCAGTTGCCGTAGGGCGGGTTTTGTTTTTGTCACGATTAGGAATGGGTGCTTCCGCATCTCTAGCTTTTTATTTTTCATCATATCCTTGATGAGTCTTGCGGTCGTGTTTGTTTTCAAGCCCCATAATTTTGCAATTTCTGGCCGAGTATAAAAACCCTCTGGGCGTGGTGGGGTAAAGCGATTGTAAATGTGTTCTTGTAAAAGTTTCTGCCAAGGATTTCGCGGGGATTTCATTAGAATGATTTTATGTTTGTAGGTAGGTGGAACTTATTTCCTCGTTGTCTTGCTTGGAATACATCGTGAGTCTTATCGGGGTAGATCATCCCATAAGCCCATCCGTGTTGCCATCGCAACCTACGCAACTGGCCTCGGTTGTATTCGGGAGTCTTGTTGCACAAGCACCCGATGTTGTACCCGGTGCGGGGGTCGATGGAGATGCTACGGAAATAATCAATGGCGTGGGTGTGCCCGAAGATAACATCCCCATACGCATCGCTGTGTTGTTTGGCCGAGTGCATAGCGTGGCCGTAGCCGTGTGCGAATGAGAGCGTCCCGCATTTGTAGATACCAGCAACGGAATCGTAGGGGAACATTCTTCCCCTTGTCTCTTTCATAATCGCCTCAATGTTTTCAATCCCATCATTGGCGTAGTCCCTTGCTATCCCGCTTCGAGAGTTGCGGCTCAAATCGAATATGCGTTCATCGTGGTTGCCCCTCAAAAAGATTCTCTCATCACCGAACTTGAAGAACTCCCTTATGAACTCCTCCCCACAATCCCAATCCTTCTGCAAGCTGGATGCTTGCTCCTCATCCCCTGCTCCTTTGCGAATGGCTCGGAAGTCCCAGAGGTCTCCGATGCAAACGACTAGGTCGGGCTGATATTCTTTCGTGAAAGCGAGTAGGGCTTTAACCGAAGGAGCGTCTTGTTCGTCGCCGTGAATGTCTCCACAAGCAACGAACTTAATTGGCTTCATAGGGGGGGTTTAGATTGTCCAGTTAGAGTTGTGTAAATAAGATTGCAACACTCTCTAGCACGAGGATTTGTCAATGTTTCGTCTGTGCATCCGTCCCTCGCTAATTCAAGAACTATGTGCATTTGGGAGCGAAGGGTGAGTAGATAGGTTAGCTGGTCGGTTGCTTCTTCGATTGCGTTCTCAACAAGTTTAATCGATGGCATCTCCCAAAGTTTTGTGCCGCCGTGTTCCTCAACTCCCCGCTTGTATTTCTTCTCCATCGATTCGACTGCCGCTACTTGCAAAGTCGTTAAATGAAGTTCGTGCTTTTTGGTAAAATGCTTTTGGGTTTTCTCCACGCCTTGCGTTGATGTCATCCATTAACGACTAGACCACGGCCTCTTGCTGACCAGAGAAACCTTTTGATTATTCACCTCTTGTTTTTGTGGAGAGATTAACTCCCTCCACCCAGAAATTGTTGCGTCCTCAAGGTGGGGCTGTTCCCACTCTAAATGCCGTAGCTGGTGTTTCTGTGCGATCTTCTGGCATATCGAATAGGTCTGGTCATCGTCCCAAGAGGCCAATAGATTGCCACTAGGGGTTCGGGCTAGGGGTACATAGTCTATTGCGTGTGCCCCCTTTCCTTGGTCAATGTGGAGCGATTGCGGGGGTATTCCACGAGCGTTTGTGACTTTCCTTCCCGCCTTGGTTCGCCCTTGGGCGTAGAGTTCCTCTTGCTCTTGGGGAGTACGCACCGAGCAATAGATCAAAACTGGAATCTTTTTGCTCATCAACTCCGAGTACCAAGCCCCAACCCTCTTCCCGAAACTAGGCTCACACTTTTCGATGTGGCCTCTTGACCTTTCCACCGCCTCTCGAATCGTCATTGGTCAAGCCTCTTTCGGAGTCGTTCATTCTCCTCCACGAGTCGAGAAATCGTTTTGAGCGTTTGCCCATAAAGCTGGCGGTATTCGTCTGGGGTTGCTTTGGTTCGGTCGAGCTTGTCCCACCGCATAATGTAATCGGAAATCGAATCTTGGTGTGGCACTTCCCCAATGTCGTAAGGGCGGGTGGTTGCACACCCACAAATCAAACTACCTACGATGAATCCAAGCGTCCACTTCCGTATCTCGCAGACGGCGTTTGTAAGCAATTTCTTCATCGTCTCTTTCCTTGCGGGTCTTGGCTCTGTTCTTTGTCCACCAAGCTACAATCCCAATCAGTCCAGCAAGCGAGGCGAGAATGGCCTCCCACATCTTTTATTTCCGTGAGAACTTGGACAAGAAATCCACAACCTTTTGCAAGGTGTTCTCTGGCTCGTCACCGGGGAACAGAGAAGCGACTGCGATAGCCGCTGTCAGAAGGGCAGTCAAAGCACCCAACCAAGCAAACACATCTTGAGACTGAACGAAGGCTAGTAGTTGGTTCATACTGGTGCAGGGGGTGTCAAGGGTTCGCTGTTCCACTTCCCAATAGGACATTTTTCGTGAGGAATCTTTAGCTTGCCTCTGGCACATCCACACTTCAAGCATTTGCCCATACCAAGATTCCCGCTTGGTTGCCAAAACTCACAAGCATCGCACATGGAGACTCTCTCATTGTATGTCTTTTCGCTTACACAAGTGAACCCAGTTGTTGCCCATTTGCCCAATGATTTTGATAGGCTTTTTGTTTTTTCGATAAGCCCAAGATTTGTGTCTGAAGATAAAGTCAATTTGTAAATTCTAGGATTTACAAAAATTAAATCATTATTTATTTTTTTGCTATTTTGCAGGATAATTTCCTTCTTATCCGACGGTAAATCAACAATAGAATTAAGCCTTATAATCATTGATCATCATTACATATGCTACACACTATTTCCCCAACATCCATTGTTCCAGAAAATGATGCACTTCCTATGGTTATATTATCACCATATATTTGATTATAAAGTGTTATAGATTGAGGCGAACCATAGGCTTGAGTGAACTCTAAAATCCCGGTATTTCTGGCGTTTATCTGTTTGCTCCAAGTGTTCACTTGTTCAGATTGAAACAAAATGGAATCTACGCTAAAACTATACTTTCCATTTTCAAGAAGTGTTGGTGTAAATCCAACAGCAACACTCCCGCCAACCTTATTAAAATGAAAGTTTTCAGTAAAATCTCCCAGACAAGAACAAGTTTCTTCTTCATCACAGAGATCGAATATAATGTTTCTTATGAAGGCAAGATTCCCGCCGCAACATAAATAATTCTCTGCAAATTCAGTGCGAATATATCCTTCAGTTATACAGTCTTTAATAATGCTAATTGTGTTGCCATCACCGGGGCAAATTGTAGCCCCTCCTTTTAATTTAGTTATTGAGTATTGAGTAGTTCCAACATTAGTCTCTGGGTCTACATCACTCCATTCAAATGAATACTCTGCGTCTATTGATACACTATAACAAGGCTGGCAAGGGTTTTCTGAACAGCAGGGCTTATTTGTAAGATTAAGATTTGCCGCAAGAGTATATGCCATTTCAGCCTTTCGGCTCTCGGCCTAATAACCGATGACGGTGATTCGGTAGGTTTGCGAGGATTGGGTGATGTTGCCGTTGGTCGCATTGACCGCATCGACCTCCACCACGCTTCCTGTTGTAACATGACCAAAGAACGATAATCCTTGGCACACGGCAGGGGGTAGGCCGAGAAGCACGATGTCGTTGAGGGTGCATCCTGTGACTGTGACTTGGCTTGATACTGTTGAGTTTGAGTTCACTAGGCCGAAGTTAATTGAGGCAGTCGTGGTGAGCGTCCGAGGAGATTGCGGAAGCACTCCGTAGGTTGTCCCATTTGCAATAAGGCCAGTATTGATTAAACCAGAAACGACATTGATGTTTGCGGGTTGGGCTGTAACCGTTGTCCCATAGAATCCCATAGGGGTATTTGCAAAGGCCAACCCAGCACCATAGGAAACTACTTGTGTTCCAGCACTATTGTTTAGAGTCCTTGCCCCGAAATTAACAGAGGTTACGGCAGAAGAATCAGCAAGCCCTCTGGCTGTTGAATTTACACCAGTTGTTGAGTTGCGAACAAAGGCGGCGAAACTCTCGGCGGCAGTAAGGTAGCTGGCTTGGGCGGCGGGAACGGCACTACCACTCGTAATCAAATCACGGCGAACGGTTACATCGGTTTGCAGAACCGTCTTGGGATTGCCATTTTGTGTTAGCTCAACCTCAAGTTTGGGCGAGATTGTATCTGTTCCGTCTTCGGCAAATAGTTCGTCCAGTTCAGCAGTTGCCATCGTCACGGTTGTCTGCAAGAAGTTGCCGAAGATAACTCCGCTCGCATCCAGAGTGAGGGCAGTTGTGATGTTGGTTAGGCCAAGGTTGCGAACAAAAGAGATCGAATAGTTCCCCGCATTGTTTCCAACATCAACGCTTATGTTTCCGTTGCTTATCGCCGTGATTGATGTGAGGGCTTCTTGGAAGCTAGCCGCAGTTGCACCAACTGGAATGGCTGTTGTTGAGTTAGCACCAAAGTTAAGAACAACCGAGCCCCCCTCTGCGTCAGAACCAACGGCCAAATCATAGGTTTCATTCTGCGTAGAAGAGCCATCTTGAATTTTTGTAAGCGACACAACCCCAGCGGTAGGAGATGCAACGAATGTATCTGAATACACGGCGGGGTTGCGAACAAGACGAATGATTTGTTGGGCGGCAACTGATGCGGTTGGAAATCTGCGAGTACTTACAAGAACCGAGCTAGTTGGAAAAAGGGTAAAGGCATCGCCCCCAAAAGACATAGCCGTGTTGAGGGTTGCGGAAGTGATGAGGTAGGCAAAATTTTCATTACCATAAGTCGTTACTCCAACGCCAGAACTAGCGATTGCAGAAATGGCGTTATAGACTTGGGTAGTCGTTGCGTTGAAAGAGATGGCCGATGATGTAATGCTATTAAGAACAAGCCGAAATTGTCCGTCCGTTGGGTCGCCATCAATCCCACCGATGCCCAGCTTAATTGAAGAACCAGTTAAATCTAAATCTCGAAGGAATCCCTCGGTATCTCTCTCTTGCAAGCGAACTCGAAGGTTGTAGGAGTCGTTGCGAGTAAGGGTGGGGAGCGTCCCGTTCCTAGCCGACCCAGCGGCCACTAGGTTTCCATTGGTTGTGTCAATGTAGATGTCTAGAGATTGAGCCATTTAAGTGTCCTCTTATGTCAATCTAAAATTCGGCCAAGAACTTCAATTCTAATTTGATCCAATCCAGAGCAAACATTGAGAGTAATTGGTGTAAATCCAGATACAGCCGTAGAAGCCGTAGAAATTTGAAATCCATTATCTTTTTCTGATATTTCAATTCCATCTCCTGCGATTGGTTTTGTGCATTCAATTCTTCTAATCAATCTGTTGAAAAAAGACTTCGTGAGAATTGATGTTCCTTGAAGCTCGTTTAATTGGTTTTCTCTCATAAAGCATTAAACTATTCTGAATAGTCCTTCCTTCTCTATGTATGTTGTTCGGGCAATAAGAAATAGCCCCCTTCTTTCACAACTGAATGCCTCTACACAATAGCCAAAATACTGACCAAAAGCACCAGCCCTACGAACTGCACCAGCGGGTCTTGGATTTGCTGGCATTTGTGTTCCATTGATAAATGGTGGCATTTGATTGACCGTACCAAAGCTAATGTTCCCAAGTTTAATGGATGCAGTAGCATTGATGTTTCCCTTAATAAAATCCGTTTCGTTAACATCAGTCACAAATTCTGCCTCAATCGTTAGGGGTGGCCCATATATACCAGCACCAACTGTTGGGATTAGTCTTACAATTGGTGGTGGCAAAGTGCTTGTTGTTAGCCCAACATAGGTAACAAGCATTTGAGTGATGCCTCCATCTTGTTCCTCTGTGGTTACAGACTCTACGACCATTCGTGGGTATTTTTTAAGCGATGAGAAAACAGAATGAGGCGTGTTCTTTTCTGGAACAATCGTGTCTCTGTTTGCTGTTGCAATTGCGTAAGCCTCTATGATTGTCTCTAGGCCATTAGGCTCTTTGTTGAGGTTCTGTCTTTGCAAAACCTTTGCTGTCGTTGAGGAATTAAGCGATGAACCAACGATTGCAAATGCCATATTATTTTACCACCGTTCCAGATTGGATTAGATCAACAAGAGTCTTTAATGCTTGTAGCGTCTCGTTACCCAAACTGCTTTGTTCTTCTCCAAGCTTGCCAGATGCAGTTGCACCACCTTTTGTAAATGCCCTGTCTTTTTCAAACTTACTGGCCGCCGCATCTCTTGCAAGTTGGGATGGGTCAACACCAGTTATGCCTCCTTGGATTCTCTCTGCCAATGACGGCATCTCCCCTGCAACTTGTTGGGCGGCCATCTTCTCCCTATCCCTTTGAGTTGGTGCAATCTTTTGGGCAGTCTTGAAGTTTTCTGTTTTTAGTTGTTGCTCTCTTTGTTTTCTCGCTACATCGAGGGCTTGTCGCCCAGCCCTGCTTGCACCAAGAACTCCACCAGAAACATCGGTAGCTGTTTGTTGAGCCTTCTTCTGTTCCTCCCTAGCCCGATACGCATTACGGACAAGACGCTGAAAAGCCCTATCGTCAGCATCGGTGTCCATCTTAATCTTTTCGTCTGTGTTGTAGCGTTCCTCACGATAGATGCGGTTGTTGTTGTCTATCCTTCTCTGCACTCGCTCTTGCTCTGTCTTTTTCTCCCTAGCCTCTGCTTGGTCTGCCAGCTTTTGTTCGGCATCAAAAACCATCTTGTCGAATTTGATTTGAGATTCTGCTCTATCTTTGGCTTGTTTGGTTAGAATGGCGTTGCGTTGCCTTGCCATTATCTCGCCAGCATCTTTCTTAAATGAGGCAGAGGCTTGTGGGTCTGTTATGGTTTGTGCGAGCTTCTGTCTTTTTCTGTATTCATTATCAATATCACGCAGTTTCTTTTCCTCTGCGTCTAGGCCAGACATCAACTCGTCATTAGCATTTTCGCTTGCCAGTCCCTCGGCAAGTTTCACATCTCTTAATCTTTGATTGGTTTTAACTAATGCCTCAAGCTCTGCCTTCGCCCCAGTTGCACCAGCTATAAAGTTTTGGAATGGGCTTCGGTTAAGTTCTGTTAGCTTGTTATTGATGGAGGTAATGTTCGCATCAATGGCAGAGGTTTGGGCGATGGCTTCTGATAGGCTCATCGCTTGCCCTGCTTTTTCTATATCATCAAAAGACTTCTGGGCGTTTGTTGCTGTCTCCTTGAGCATCTCCCCCATCCGATTGACTTGGTCTGTGAATATCTTGACCGCACCAATCGCTACTGCCCCCATCAAAGATTTGCCGACAATCTGCGTAAGGCTTTCAGCCGCCGAAGAAGCCACATCGCTTGCATTCCTAGCCTCTGCCAAATTACGGCTAAAGTTCTTAAACGCTACACCAGCCCTCTGACCGCTAACAGAAAGGCTTTTTACTGCCCTTTCTGTCCCTGCAACTGCCTTATCTACTCCGCTATTATCCCCTCGGACTCGTAGCGTTAATTCTTGTGTTGCGTCTGCCATATTACAATTTCAGCTTGTCACTTGCTTCTTTGTTCTTTCGGGCAAGATAAACATTCATATCTTTCATAACCTTTTCAATAGCCATTTTAAGACCCGGCATTCCCACCTTAACTGCACCAGAAATAGCCCTTTTCCTTACTGGGTAATATCTTGTGTCAAGGTCACCAGCACGATTAAAGATAATGCCTTCCATTTGGCTTTTCTTGCTGTCGGCCTTTGTTCCACCACCAAGTCTTTGAATTGCTTTTTGGCTATAATCACCCCTAGTAAGGCTTGCCCTTTTTCCAAACACAGAAGCCGCCGCCGCCCATCCGTTCCTAATGTAGTTAATAGATCGCTTCCTACCAGCCACTAGCCTTCTAGCTAATGCTCCAATCGTGCCGGGTGTGTTGCCCATACCAAGCCCACCAGTTCCCTGCTTTGTCTTTCCCAGCGTTGCCAGCCCTCTATTTTTTAGCAACCAATTCACTAGCTTATATGTTCCAACATAACTTACTGATTTTGCCTTATACCCTACTACATATTCACCAATCTTCCGCTTCTTAACCTTGCCAGACTTTGTAAGGCCAAATGGCTTAAAAACTTTCTTGGTCACAACTTGCCCCTCAACTCGTTGCAGTTCTGACGCTATCTGTGCGGCGTTAGTTCGGTAGGTAGTTCCTATGGCAGTAACAGCAACATCCCCTAGCTTTTGATTTATCACATCAGCCATATTCTTTTTAGATGCCTGCTGATATTGTTGCAGTTTGTGGACAAACTTGGCTTGGTTTAATAGCTCCACGGTAATCATATTCTTTGCTCTATGTTAAGCCCAATAGCCTCTCTAGGTTTGCCCTATCCTCGCCAATCTCTGTAAGCACCCGCCTACACTTCACCCCATTTTGCCATAGGTAAGTGTGGGTTGCTTGCGTGATTAGGGCTAAAGGAATGTCCCATAAGATATAATCTATGCCCCACCCGGTTCGTTCTGCCAACGAGAACACGAAACTTGCTGTTCCCGCTGGCGTTAGGCGTTTCCCAAGTCGGGCTGATGGGGGGCTGGGATAACATCAACTTTGCCCTTCTGGGCTTCGTCTAAAATGTTGGAAACAATTGTTGTTGCAACCTCTCGGTCTGCTTCAGTTTTTCCCTCAATGTACTCCATTATCTTCTCTCTGAACAAATCCCTGTTCCACGCTAGTTTTATGGCTTCCTTTTTGCTTCTATTGAGCAAGATATGGATAAACACAAACGACCATATAAAGTAGAAGGACGAATCGTTGTCATCTCTTACTTGTAAAAGCAACAATCTTGAGCCTTCAGTATAGGGGGCTAGTTTATCGCCCATAAACTCCCTGTGGGGGGATATAAATGCAGAATTGAGTTCTTCTTCTAGTGATATGCTCATAGGTGTTTGAGGATTGCCCTTCTTTGCTCTGACGTTGCGTTTTCTGAAATCAATAGCGTCTGCCCGCCCCTTTGTATCACACGAACAGGCACAGCCCTTTTAAGCAGTCCTAGGAAGGTTTCTCGGTTCTCTAAAGCGGCACGGACATATCGGATAGGGCTTTCTGGGTCACTTTTCATTTCTGCCCAAGTACGTTCCATTTCTGCCCTTGCCTCTTCCGCAGTACCAGCCTCAAACCAGAATGTCGCTTGAGTGCTTCCGTCCTCTTTGATCGTTCTTGTTACTGGGTCTAGCTGTCTTGGCTTTGCACCAAATGAAGCAACGGCACTAGCCACTTTTATGTTAGTCGTTCCCCAATAGGCTTCGGTCATAAGTTTAGGATTTCATTAGAGGATTAGAACCTCTATTAGCTTACGTTCGGATAGCCAGTAGCCGAGATGTCGAGGGTCACAAACGCATCGTTAGACTTGTTTAGCGTGATGGAGTCGATGCGAGTTGTTCCGAGGGTGGTTGCATTCGCCAAGGCCGCAAGAGCCGCCCCAGCGGTTACATTGTAAGCACCAGTAATAGCAACCGAGAGTGAATAGGAGGTCGTGGCGTTATAGTATCCGACAGCAACAATATCGCCAGCGTTATTACGAACTTCGTTCTTCTCTACATTACGAGCCTCTGAAAAGCTCTGAACTAATCCAATGCCAGCCTCTGCAACCAAGCCGAAAGAAAGACCAGTCGTGCCAATCGTGACGGCGGGCATTAGATTGAAACCTCATTAGAAAGTGTGTTTTGCATAATCTCCTTTGCTTGTGTCAAATTATCGTGGGAACACTCGCACCTTGATTAGTTCCCAGATTGTAGAGAATACAGCCCCCGACACTAGGGCAACTAGCCATAACTTTGTTTTGATGGTGTGGGCATCCCTTTCTAGGGTATCCACCTTGCCGTTCATCCTCCCCGTCCATTCGGCTATTTCGCTAGTGTGACGCTCTAAAACCGCAATCAGATTAACCTGCCTCTCTTCTATTCGGGCGAGTCTCTCTCTCAAGTCTGCCACTTGGTCTGCACTCATAGCCTTGCTTTCTCTGCACCGGGGGCAATCCGAACCATCTGCTCGCCCTTGTCGTTATAGAATATCTCTATGTAGCCCTCGGCCTCCAAGAACTTGAGGCTTGCCATAAAGTCCCGCCAGCTTGGAGTCTCTTGATCTTCCGTTGCACTCATTCGCTTTTTACTTTGCCAGCATCAGAGGCCGCCCCCATCTCCCCGTAATCTGGGAGGGCATTGTTCTCCGTGTGCTTCTTTGGCGAGCAGGAGCAGAGCAAGAGGGTGATGAGGAGGAGGGGCATTTTAAGTTAAGATTATTTGCTTAATGATTGAATCCAAAACACTGTACTGCGTTTGCGTTATTGTAGTGTTTGAGTCCCAAAATAAAATAGAACTCATATTTGTTACTTCGGTGCTTGTTTGA